CGCTCGTCGCGTCGGTGATCTCCACTGCCGTGGCGGACGCGATCGCATGGCGATGATCGGAGCGTGCCAGGCTGACCGCAGCGCCTTCGCTCGCCGCGTCGTCCGGCTGGATGGTCCCAGGCGCGGCTGTGAGCACGTCGTGCTTGTGGTCGGAACGCGCCGCCAGAGTGGAGACGCCCACATCAGCGGCAGCCTTGGTAACCTCGACCGGCGCTGTCCCTGTCAGCGGAGTGTTCGTCGCGCCCGTGGCGATTCCGGCCAGCTTCGTCTTGTCCGCCGCTGACATGAAGCCCGCCACGCCCGAGCTGGCAGCCGAGTGCAGTGCGCCACCACCTCGGATGCCGTGGGCGTGGATGTGGTCCTCACGCGCAGCCACAGTCGAGGTTCCAGCGGCTCCCGTAGCGTCATCGACCTCGACACCTGCCAAGGAAGAGAGCGGGCTCAGGTGTACTTCAGCCATCGCTCACAACCTTAGCGCGCACGAGAGCACTGCGTCGACTACACAGAACACCACCTCTGTCACGCGGATGCGCAAGGAGATGGCGGCGTAGATGGCGTCTGAGACGCAACTCGGCCCGATCTGAGGGAAGGACATCATGTGAACACTCCGTCTCGCAAGGCGCCGTGGCGGCCGCCTTTGGATGTAGCTGGCGATGCCGTGGGGCGCGAGACGATGTCGTGGTGGAACGATGCCACCCGCGGGCACTGACGGCGGCACAGCGCGGCGCAATGGCAACGGCGCAATGGCAACGGCCCGCGCGGGTAACCGGCGGGCCGTTGAAGGCGGTGAGCACGGGCGTCGACCGTCAGTCCTAGAAGAGCGCGGTGGCGAGAACGTTCTTGATGTCTTCCTTCTTCGCGCGCGCGTCGACTGCCACTCCATACGCTTCGGCGGTTGCGAGAAGTTGCATCTTCGTCATGGGTTCGAGATCCATCTCTTCGCCCTTGTCCGCAGCTTCCTCGGAGTCTGCGGAGTCGGTCTCTTCGAGCTCAGCTTCCTCTTCCTCTTCCTCTTCGTCCTCGAATGCGGCAGGAGACTGCGCCACAGGCCGGGCGACGCCATCTTCACCCATCTTGATCTCGGTCGCTTTCAAACGCCCGAGCTTGCTCGCCACCGGACCCGACTTCGGAGGCGCGGCGGGCGGAGGCGCCTGAAGCGCCGAAGCACCGAAGGTCACGCCCACTCCGGCGCGCATGTAGGCGGCGGCCAGTTCGGAGCGCATGACCTCGTTGTACTGTGTCTCCGTGAGGATCTGAAAGACCCTGGAGCCCGTCGATTGCAGCAGAGGCTCCAGCTTGTCACCCCACGCCTTCGGCAACTTGTACCAGCGCTGTGCCTCGAAGAGCTGCCCGCCGATCATGTAGCGATTGCACAAGTGCCCGCTACGCTTGTTGAACGGCTGCAGCCGCACGAACCTGTAACTGTCTTCCATCTCACACTCCTGCCTTCACTTCCCCTGAAGGCTGGGGTTCTGTCGGGCTCGGATCAGCCCTTCGTGGTCGCAATCGTCGGCGAGACCACGGCGTTGATCGAAGCCTTGATCTCGTTGACCAAGGTCACAACCGCGTCGAACTCCGCCTTGGTCGGAGCTGCGACCGAAGGGACGGCGTCAGCCGAAACGATGTTCGCAGGACGGTTGCCGGCCGCGTTCAGAGCCGCGAGGTCGTCGGCTACATCGCGCAGAGCGGTCGCCAGGCCGGGTGAACCGTGGCCCTCTTGAATGCCGGCGCCGCCGGCGAAGTCGTTGATCTTGATCTCGGCCATGGTGGACTCCAAGGGCAATAGCCCTCTCAGAAACAGTTGAAGGCTGGGAACCTACTGAACGAGCGCCCAGAGTTCGACGCCAGTGTGACCGGAGAGGTCGGTTGCTGCCGCCACTTCGGCGCCCATCGCGCCGTTCGTGTTGGCATACGCCTTCACCGTCCCGTCCACGGCGACGGTCAGCCAGCGCAGGGCCGCGCCGTCGTAGTGGAGGCGCTTCTCGGCAGCCACCACCGTCCCGCCTTCGAGCGAGCCGGAGACGTCGTAGCCAGCCGCCGGGTAGCTGGCGTCGAGATCGACGTTGATGAGCACCGCGCGGAAAGGCGCGGAGGGCTGGCCGCTGCTCAGAGCGACGCTGTTGACTGTGACGGACATGATGGACTCCTACTCGGGCTGAACTGTGCTGGGTGGCGTTACGAAGGGTTGCGCGGATCAGACCGCGAGGATGCCGGTGGTCTTCACCACCGCCGGTTCATGTGCGAACTTGAAGTCCACCCGCGCCGACATGACGATGATCATGACGCCGGAGGTGATGTCCTTGTCGGTGTCCATGCGGATGTTGCGCCAGACGCCGAAGAGCATGTTGCCAGGATCCGTGCAGAGCATCTCGGTCTCGTTCGTGCCGACGCCGAGACTGGTGGGGAAGACGGGCACGTCGACGAGGTTGATCCCTTGGAAAGGTCGCGATTGCACGGCTTGGACCTGATCGTCTCCCATCGGAGTCGCGCGGTCGCCGAGCGTCTCCTGATAGTCGATCACCGACTCGTCTGCCGTGATGAAGCGGAGCGCGCGCTTGTCGCGACGGAACTCGCTCGGCATCGTCTTCAAGGTGTCCTTGAGGATGCTGCGCGAAAGCGTGGCGGTGCCAGCGTTCACGACGTTCGTCGTCGCCGACTTGCGGAAGCCGTCGAGGGTGGAGAGCAGCGGGTCCGCGCTCAACGTGTCGCCGTTGAACGCGAGGTCTTCGAGGTCCAGCGAGATGCGCTGTGCCAGCGTGTCGCTGACCGTGTTGCCAAAGTCGCCGCGCTCGATGGAGTCCTCCATCGCTTCGAAACTGATGCGCGTTTCCGCCTTCACCAGCTGCGCGTCCAGCTCGACCTTCGAGGTCTCTGGGACCGCGCGATCGGCCACCGCGAGTGCGGTGGACTCCGAGCCCTTGCGCAAAGCGCGGGCTCCGTAACGGATCTTCTCGCGGAACTCCTTCGGCGACTTCATGTCGACGCGAGTCATCAGCGAGATCGCGACCGACTGATCGATCGCGAGTCGGATGAACCGATCGGCTTGAGCAGGCTGAAGCAAGCCCCCGGGCGCAAGCTGCGCCAAGAGGAAGTCGGCCTTCTGGATGATGTCCCTGTTCTCGTTCATGGTCTTCTCCTAAACAGACTCGCGTCGGCTTGCAGGTTGAGTGTTTGCTACCAGACCCAGCGTCCACCGGAACCGGTGCGGGCTGCGTGCTCTCGTTGGGGTTGCTTGCCCTGTTTCGGCGTCTGCTCCTGGCGGCTGGCCGGAGCTTCGGGGACTTCTGCGAGCGACTTGACGACGCGCGTGAGCCCTTGGATCTTCTTCATCACCTCGGACAGACCCTCGACCTCTTCGAGAGCGGGGCCTGCGAGAGTGTCATCTGGACTGCCGCCTGTGCCGATGGAACCGTAGGCACCGGTGGCGGGGTCGGGCAGGACGGTGGACGCGAGCAGCCGCTTGTGCAGCTCGGGGTCGAGCTCCCTTGCCAAGCCCTCCAGCAACGCGACGGCATCACGGAGCTTCTGCATCCCTTCGGCCTTCGTTGTGTCGACCGTGGGCTTCTCGTCCTCGGCGCTCTTCATCTGAGGCTCCGGGTACTTCTCCACGAGCACGTTGAGCATCGAAGCGAGCTGGCGGACTCCCGCGATCGTTTCGGCGTCGATGGAGTCTCCGGCAGCAGCGCGGTCCGCGAGCTTGGCTGCGACGTTGCCAACCTGGCGCAGAGCGTTCGAGACAGGACCGCCAGCCTTCTCCTCTTGCACAACGGGCGGAGCGCATTCGGATGGAGTCTCGGAACCGGCCTCCGTGGATGCTTCCACTACGGCCTCGGGCTCTTCCTGGGTCTGGTCGCCGGTGAGAGCCTCCAACGACTTGACGATCTCGCGCACCTTGTCCATGTCGATCTTCACGTTCGCCTCCTGTGCCTTTGTCACTTCGGACGCAGCGGAAGCAAGCGCATCGAGCGCGATGTTCCCCTGGTTGTCGTCCTTCGTCACGGGAGAAGGGTATCTCGACAACGAGCCGCGAAGCAAGTCGGCGATGACCAGCAGTTCTGTGCCGAGGTTGGCGGGGACGGGCTCCTCGATCTGATCGCTCGTCTCTTGGGCACCCTTCACCATCTCGGTCACGGACACCAATCGTTCGAGCGCTTCCGTGAGAATGCGGAGCAGTCCTTCCTTCACAGGAGTCGGCAAAGTGAGCTCCGCCATCGCAGCGCCGTCGCTCGCTGCTGGATAGGTGTCGGTGGCCGGCGCGATCTGGTCGGCAGGTTCGTTCGGATCGTTCGCCTTGGTGGTCTCGGGCATTGCTGCTCCTGCGCTTTTGACGATGAGGTACTTGCGGCGGTTCGCAGCGCGATCCACCAGCGAAACTTCTTCGACGAGCATGTTGTGCAAACGGTACCGAGCCTCCTCCTCCGACATCCCGAGGGACATCAAGGCGGCCTTCAAGGCACGGTTGGCTTGGGGGGAATTGCTCATCTGCGTCAGTTATACACCTCAGCGAGAGGCGTGCGCCAGCGCTTCGCGTGCGGCGGTGCCGCCGATGGAGAAGCCGGTGTACTCGCCGCGCTTGATCTTCTCCCAGAGCACGTCGCCGTTCTGCGTCTTGTCTACCTTGATTGCCATGAGCCAGGTGCCTTCCTTCACAACTTCCTCGCCGTGCTTCTCGGGCGTCTTGGCCACGTAGTTCTCCACCACGCGCGCAGCTTCGATCTGCTCTCCCTTGTGCATGAGACGGATGGTTCCGCCGAAATATTGCAGGAAACCGTGGCAAGACTTCCTGACCTCTTCGGCCGAGTAGATGTCACCTTGCGCATCGACCTCCTCCGGCACGAGCACGATGCCGAAGACGAAGCGTTCCTCCTCGGAATCGGCCTTGCACAGCGTCACTGGGCGCTCCAGAGCATCGCTCTTGGCTGTCTGAACTTCAGACTTTAGCTCGCCTGGGAGCAGCATTTGACGGATCGCAGGCAAGTCGCTCGGAGGCAGATCGGTCAGATCGACCGCTTGCGCGGGCCCGAACCACGACAGTTCACGCGGCGTTGAATCGGTCCAAAGAAACTCCAGCGCCTGCACTTCGAGCGTGTCGCCAGGCTTCACTCCTGGGAGCTTCCGGCTGCCCGTCTTACCGATCACGACCCACAGCTCGCCGCCCTGTTGCACGGTCTGCTTCCACCCCGGCGCTTCCTCCTCCGTCACCGGGCCGACGCCGCAGGTGAAGGTGAAGACGCCAGGGCTGACCTCGGTCCGGTCGAGCACGCGAGCAAGCACCGTGCGCGCGTACTTCACCTTGCCGAAGAGATCGTTCTCGCCACCCAGCGAGTAGGTCGCCGAGAGGTGCTTCATCATCGCGCCTTCGCTCCCCGGTTGTTCACCAGCCCACATAAGCGCCTTCAACAGCGCCTCACGCGTTCGCGCCACGCGACGCGGAGCGAGCATGAGGCGCGTGGACTCAGGCATAGCCTTTGCCCACCACTCCTCAAGCAGCCGACGGCGCGTGCTCACGGGCTCGCGTGTGATGTTCCCAGGCCCTGGGAGGTAGAGCGCATCGAAGACCATGAGACGCACATCGGAGTCGGCCACCGGCCCGCCTTGCGTGCGGAACTGTGCAAGGTCTCGACGCGGCAGGAACTCGCCGCTGGCGTCCACTGCCATCGTCTCCGCGTCCAAGATGAAGTCGCCTTCGATCTTCTGCAGCTCAGACGTGAGTCCGTTCAAGGTGGTGGACAAGTCGGACTTGTTATCCTCTGTAAAAAGGAGCACCCCGCCCTTCACGCCGGGACCATCGGACCACTTCTCCGCCACTGTGCGGAACCCGTTGTACTTGGGCTCGACCTCCACGCCTTGCTCGATGAGCGCGTCGGTCAAGAAACCCTCGGCGGCTTTCGTCGGATCGAGGAAACGAGAGCCATCGCGTGGCGCAGGCTTCATCGGTTGGAAGATGGCGGGCGGACGCAGCTTCTCGCGGTCGCCTCCTTTGTCGTCCTTCGCGTCCACTTCGTTCGGATCCCACACTTGCGTTCCGTCTGCGAGCATCGAGTGGACCTTCTCGTTCGTCACGATCTCAATCGGAGGCCCGACTCGTTCCATCGTGCGCTTGTCCACCGCGTGGACGTGGCCCGCGTCACCGGGCAACGGCGGCTCCGTGTGCCCTCCCACGGGCAGAGAGTGGCGATGCCCGGCCCCATGCGCCGGTCCTGTCAACTGTCCGTTGGGAAGCGCGTGGCGGTGCCCCAGCGCCTTCGCTTGCGGCACTGCGCGCCCAGGATCAACACCAGTCGTGAGCTGCCACAGCGAAGAACCGGGCTCCTCAGCAACGAGCGTCCAAACACCCTTGAACTTCTCGCCTTTGAAGCGGAGCGTGAGCAACGACGGCTCTTCGCCCAGCATCTCGACGTCACCAGCATCTTCAATGCGCACTGTGCTCGGCGTCGCCTTCGTCTGATTCAGTGCGAGTCCGCTCACTACGAGGCCGGGCGGCGCTTCGCCTTCGAAGCTCATAATCTCTGTGTCGCTGGCCTGCGCGAGTACGGCCGCTATTGCCTGCGCTCCGCTGAATGGATCCGTTTGCAGCTGGAAGTCGCGGACGCCTTTGCCGTTCGCGTCCTTGATCAGAAGGTGCCACACCTGGCGCGACGGCTCGGAACGCACGACGGTCTGGCCCTTGAAGTATTGCCAGGTCAGCGCAAAGCCGGTGGTCGCCACGGACTTGAGCAGCTCTCCGAGTTCCTCGTCTGTCGGCTCCCAAGGCGCATGCACCACCTTCTGCGCCATGCGCACGAACTCTGCGCCTTCCATGCGCACGTTCGACTCGGTGAAGAAACCGGAGGTAACGAGGCCATCACGCACTGCACGCGCCACTTCTTCGTTGTCTGAGAGCCAAAAGCGGTATTGGCGCGGCGTGACGCGCATCAGCGACTCAGGCATGGCCGAGTGACCGAGCGGAGGCATCGCCCGCGTTGCCACCGAGCGGGCGGTGAGCACCGAGGGCAGCGACACCTGCGCAAAGCCCGCCGTCCAGAACGGAACATCCTTCGCGCGCTCTTGCCCACTCCCGACGTCGGTGAGCAAACGGAAGGTCAGTCTCCCGCTAAACCTCGGGTCGCCAGTGAGGAAATACTCGTGGCTGAAAGGCTTCTGCAGACCCCACTCTGCCGAGGGCTCAGAGACAGCGAACATCACACCAGCCTCGTTTGCTGACGCCCCGACATCTCCGGGTTGGAACTCTTCCGCCTTCACATCGAGCCATGCTAACGGCTGTCGCGCCTTAGGCGCTGCGAACAAGCGCGCCGGCAACACCATCGTCTTGATGAACGCGTCGCCTTCCATGGTGAAGGTCTGCGCCAGCCTCTTCGCGTCCTTCACGCTCGCGACGAGCGGCACCTTGCCCGGCTTCTGGATCGCGAGTGTCCAGCCGACAAGATGATCGCCAACACGAAGACGCAGGTCGCCGTGCAGAGAAGCGCCCCTGAAGTGGTACTGGAAGATCGCTGGCGACTTTCCGGGCTTATCGGGCCAATCGAGCGTGGGATCGTCCGCCTTGTAGGTGTCGCTCATCTCGATCACCGAGCGGTCTCCGTGCGGCACCAAGACGAGATCGTAGAGCGGGACGTGGTTCGTGTACGGCCCGCCCTGTTCCTCGTGGTGGAACTCCACGCGCTGGCTCATTCGCGGGTCGAGCGCACGCCCTAAGCGAAACTTGAGGACGTGCAGCGTCTCCTCATCGAACGGCCCACGGATCAAGATGTCGAGATCGTTCTCGCTTTGCCCCTGGTTGCAGATCGAGCCCACCAAGTAGACCGCGGGCATGCGCAATGCGATCGGCTTCTCGAACGCCTTGACCACTTCGGCGAGCGCGACAGGATCGCCCACATGCTCCGCCGCTCCTGACGGGAGCACTCGGGCGTACTTGCCACTGTCGACCACTTCGTTCTTCGCTACGCGCGCGTCGAAGTTGGAGGCGAAGAGACGCAATGCTGTCTTCGTCCCGCCCTTCCCTGCGGCTTCGTGCACGGGCAACGTGAAGAGCTTCCCGATCTTCCGAAAGGCCGCCCGGGTCTCCTTCGCGTCGTTGATCACGGCGATGAACTGGCCCTTGATCGTGGCGAGCACGGCAACGAACTCTTCGAGGTCCATTGCCTCCTCCGGCTTGAACCATTCGCCTGGGTACGGAGGATCGATGAAGAAAAAAGTGTCGCGCCCGTCGTGCTTCTTGATCGTGGCGCGCCAATCTGCCCGCTCGATCTTCACGCCCTGCAACCGCTCTGTCGCAGAGAGGAAACGAGTCGGGTCCGTGGTTACACCTACGGAGCTGCCAGACACCGCGTTCTCCGTGGCCTGTCCGCCGCGCGTCGGCTTCGTGTTGAATGAGTGCGTGCGCAACATCAGGCACTTGTAGAAGCGCGAGTCGTCGTCGGTCGGCTTCAACGCCTTCACTCGGTCGTAGAGCGCCTGCGAGATCGGACCCCAGTTGAATCGCTTCTTGATCTTCTCGACGCGTGCCTCGTTCAGCTTCTGTACGTAGCGATGAAGGAAGACCGTGTCGGAATCGAAGTCGGCGAGCACCTCGATCTGACTCGGCTCCTTCGCACGCAGAACTGCGGCTCCACCAGCGAACGGCTCGACATACTTCGTATGCGCAGGGATCATCTTCACGATGCGCTTCGCGTACTGGGACGAGCCGCCGAAGCTGCCGAACGCCTGGCGCTTCTCGACATCGTAATCGTCGTTCTCCAGCTCCCCGTCCCACTCGTCGACGATCACGGACTCGTCGAGCCTTTTGAGGATCGGCTCGTAGTTCGCGACGAGCAGCTGCGTGAGCACCGACGAACCGCCCGCGCCCAGCATCGAGATGATGCTGCGCCGCGTGCGGATCCGTTTCACCCAGAAGCTGGAGTTCTTCACCATCGCAGGGAACTTTCCGCGGATGCCGTAGGTGATGAGGAACTTGCCCTTGAGTGACTTGATCACCTTGAAGAAGCGCTCCTCGTCGAACTCGCTCTCGCCGACGCTCACGCTGTAGCCGGGGTACGGCGGATCGAAGAAGAAGACCGTGTCCTTCGCGTCATACTTGCGTACGACCTTCTCGTAGTCGCCAGAGTAGACTTTCACCTTGGCGAGCCGTGGCGCGTCGGCCTCGATTCGCACGAGTGTCCTCGCTTCGATGTCCTGGGCATTTGGGTTGAAGCCCGCCACGCGCAGATTTCCGTAGGAGAAGTGCGTCAGGTAGAGGAAGCGGTGCAGCCGCTCGAGTTCGCCACGAGGGCTCTGGTCGAGCAGCTTCTTGTAAGTGCCCACATCACCGGTCCATTCCATGGCCCGAAGCGCTTCAACCTTCTTCGGGGTGAGCTTCTTGATGAGCGCGTAGGCTTCTGCAATCTCCGGGTCGGCGTCGTTGATGACCTCGACCTCGGCGGGCTCCTTCTCGAAGAGCACGGCGGCGGAGCCAGCGAAGGGCTCGACGTACACGCGGTGCTTCGGCAGCAGCTTCACCAGCCGCGGGGCCAGGAGCTTCTTGCCCGCCGGAGAGCCCCAGATGGTCTTCGACACAGCGACCTCTTCATCGCGCTTCACCACGTCATTCTGCAGGTCCACTTGACCACCGAACCGACGCCCACTCGGTGGCGCCTTCAGCTC